GGTATGCTACATGGCCGTATTAAAGTTTACATCGACCCATACTTCGGTGGTATGTCTGCTGGTACTGAACTAGTTACTGTTGGTTATAAGGGTACTTCTCCTTATGACGCGGGTCTATTCTACTGCCCATACGTTCCTCTACAAATGGTTCGTGCAGTTGATCCAGGTACTTTCCAACCTAAGATCGGCTTCAAGACTCGTTACGGAATGGTTGCAAACCCATTTGCTGAAGGTACAACCGTCGGCGGTGGAGTTCTAAACTCTCGTTCCAACGTTTACTACAGAATCTTCGCTGTTAGAAATATCATGTAAGATTCTCGTAAACGAGAAAATAAGAAAGGGAGCTTCGGCTCCCTTTTTTTATTGAAAGAAATTATTAATTCGTTTTAATATTTCAGTTTGATCGCGTTCATCTTCATTTTGAACAACTTCTCTATAATCCATATATTCGAAATTACTCATTATATTATCAATTTTAGTTTTTCTACCCTTCAAGAAAGTATCTGATTGATTACTATTCCTTAGTTGATACCTTTCAGTTAAAGTATCTTTCTTCGCAGTAATTATTAAAAATTGAACCTCAGTATTGGGTAAAGATAAAAGGAAATCATAAAATTTTCCATTAGTTAATCTATCACCCTCAAATAAAATATTAGATTCGGTTTTTTGAACGAATTCTATAGCGGCTGGCTGAACCGCCATAGAAAAACGATCAGTTCCGGCGAATACTTCCCCTTGCTCATATTTACCTAATAGATGTAAATCTAATTCCTTATTATAGAGACTGTTAACCAACTTTACATCTTCTCGAGTTTCCCACTTATATTGATTGATAAATCTCCACATCAATGAAGTTTTTCCAGTTCCTGGTTCTCCAGAAATAGCCATAATTTTTCTCATATAAAATCCTCAATTCCTCTACTACGGTAATATCTATCATTAAAATCATTTTTAAAACAGGGCCACTCATCGTCCATCATTATAACCTGTCCTGTATCTCTATAATGATTTTGTTTTTCCGCTTTAACCCCCGGATCTAACGGATTCGCTTCTAACCTCAAATATTCAGGAAGGAGTTCTTTTCTAGCTTCCCAAAATATATTAAATTTATCAAATTCTTCCCATTTACTCTCGGCGTATTTAATGCGGTCATGGAACATATCATTATATACGTTAGGATATCTACGGTTTTTTCTATGCCAAGATTTATAACAACATAAAGTTGATTCTAGCGTAAAATAAGAAACGTCTCTATAAAAAGAAGCTTTTTTGAATCTATCCTTAGCTTCATTGAGTAAAGTTTCGCCTTCTTGTATTAGCCATTCAATAATATCTTTAGTATAACCTTCGAAATTAGGATTTAGTTTATCGTGCCAATCTAAATCGTCTCTACCTAAAACTTTACATAGACCGTTTCTATGCGATTTACTTCCATCCATATCGTATAAGAATAGTTGATCACAATCAATATTCAGACCCATAATTCTTAAATATTCTAGATAAGAAAATGTAGATAACCTGCCAAATAGATAGAAATCGTTTATTACTTTATCCCAAACATTTCTGAAATTTTCAAACTCATCTGTAGTATTAGCTAAAGAATTGAAAAAATCTTCTTGAGTTTTATCTCCGATGATTTTTTTATAATCTAGAATACATTTATCGAAGCTATTTTTAACATACCTTCTGTCAGTATCCCATCCTAATTTTGTATAATGTTCTCGAAACCAAAGATTGAAATTATCAATATCTAAGTCTTTTAAACTAGGGAATTCTTTGAATATGGTATATGTGGTTAATATGTTTTGAGAACAGCCATTAATGTAAGCAAACCATAATTTATCTTCCGTAGAGAAATTAAGTTTTTCCGATATATAAGGCATCATATAATATACGGCTCCGGGATGAGCTTTATATTTTAAATGAAATTCGTAAAATCTTAAAAATACTTCTCTTCTATATGCGGGTTGCCTAAAATCCAAACCAACCCCCAAATAAGAAAATTCTTGTTTACAAAATCTTCCTGGTTTATGCGAACTCGTTTCTTTTATCATATTTGTATTCGTTAATTTTTGTTGGAAAATCGCCAAGTTTATCTTTTAATAATTCATACATATTTTCTTTTCTAGGTTTAGAACCAACAATCCAAAAACAAGTTTTATCGTTCCATAACTCTGGAAGTTTTTCGTTTACATATGTAGCTACTTTACCTTCATACGTTGGATGTAATTCAATATCCTCGTAAAAATATGGCATCTCATCTTGATAATCCACGTACTTTGTAGTGTGTAGATCGTAATGATATAAATTATATATAGATTCTTCTTCGAAGAGAATATTAGAATACAATTCTTCTAAGTTTTTAGAATGAATATAATTTCTTTTGAATATCTTAGTATCTAGGCCAGATTGCTGTTGGATAATATCTAACCTTTCTTCGATAAAAGGAATCTTATTTGGCCCAATCCCGATTAAATAGATATTCTTTAAATTTTTAGGTTTAAATCTAGCAATCCCATATAAGATGGAAGTGCAACTATTACAACTTCCAGCAGGTATAATTAGATTTTCGATGTGATCTGGAATGTTTCTAACTTGCTCAGATCCAACTAAATGAAATTGTTCTACTTTACTTGGATGATTAATTTTATGATCTACGGTAATACCATACTCTAGATAAAAATAATCTTTAACATCGCTATCTTCTCTTTCAAGAATCTCGTTAACTTTTCTTTGTAGAACAGGATTGTATGCTATTTGAGGGTTTACAAAAAACCTAGCTCCAAACCAAGTGGCCATCGCTACGTTTTCATGTTTATGCGCTATCTCAGCTTTAGTTGCTCCAATAACGTGTATACTTTCTAATCCGAAATGCATAGCGATAGCAGACCCCATAGGAAGTTGCGGGGATTTTACGCTAGTGCCAGAAATAACTCCGATGGGATTATTACCCTTTTCAACGTATTCTTTAGTTAACCAAATACATTGTCGAAGCTTAGATCCATTAATCCCTCCATATCCAAGAGGGGCGAATTTATCTTCCCTCTTGAAATATAGATTTCCAATTTTTTCAACTGGAGTTAAATTATAAAGATAGTCTTCCCATTTAATTTCGTTTCTATCAATAGAAAGTTTATCAAATATGGTATTCATACAAAAAAACTATCCATATTATATGATTGAGACCTAGATTCTGGATGATATTTAACTAGAACTTCTTCTCCTAAATTATCACTAAGGTAATCATACCATTCTTCAGATTCCCACATCCCAGGAGAAATTCCATTCCATAAACTTCTCCATTCCGGATGTTCTACGTTCAATCTTCTATCTTCTACAAAATTGAACCTAGCATCTTCGTATTCTTTAGACTTCAATTCTAACATCTTTTCCCTAAAATAACATACTATAGAATATCTTTCTCCGCCTTCTTCTAAGACTATAGGAGTATTTCCATGAATACCTCCATGATTATTAATCAATAGAAGATCTCCAGGTCGAACGTTAATAGCTACTCTAAATTCAGGGAGAACTAGATATCCGCCAGAATAATCCTTTCCATTACTTAGTACGGAAAGATTACTGAATCCTTCATGTAAATCTCCGGCATCTCTATGAGCAGCAGTTCTGAAAGTTTTATTTACGGTAATAGTCGTAAACACGGTATCTGGAACGTAAAACCTAGAATCAATTTTATCTATACAAGACTTCTGATAAGAATACCGTCTTGGAAGTAATTTAGAAAAAGCGTTGGAAAGTTTCTGAAGTAAAGGAAACGCCAAAGAAAACTTCTCTGGATTTTTTTCTGTATAAGAAGTAGCTCTTCCATATGGTATTCTAGGATAACGATCCATCCAACCAGCTACCCCAGAAAACACAGGCATAGCATAATTTGTATTAGAAATAAATTGCTTTACTCTTTCAGCTTCTTTAGCTTGTTCTTCTCTGGATAAAGTTTTAGTTACCTTAACCCACTCATCAAAATTAAACCCTAACGCATTAGTCTTTGAAGTTAACCAAACAAAACCTCTAGTAGAAGGAACATCAACTGTATTTTTATGGTTTTGATAAATTTCTTCAATCATATCCGAACCAAAAAGGTTCTCGGTCGGATTAGAAAAATAATCCAAAATATCAAGTTGACAATCAGTTACCCAATCTCGTCCTTGAAGTTTTTCACCTCTGGGGCCAGCAGCAATACCTCTATTTTGAGATTGAGTTGCCGCTCCCTTTAAACCTTCTAAAGCATCAAGTTGTTCCTTTTCGCTGAAAAAACCTTTTCTCAATATAAAGATAATATTATCTTCATCAATACCTTTAGGGCAAGACGAGCAATCGCCGTCTCCGCAATCAGTCATTTCTTCCATACCGCAATTAGGTGGAGCGAAGAAATTACAATCTTCGTTAATCAGTTCATCGAAATGAGATTCGTCTAGGAATTGACCCAGAAGATGTTCGCATTCAAGTTTAGTTTTAGAAACAATAGTTCTTACCATTTTTATCCTCGGATTTATCAAGTTTTATTTTATTATAACGTATGAGTCGGTTTTAGTCAAACACTAAATATTATTATTTAGAGAATTTATATGACTGCTCTAGACAGAAATTCGCCTACATCTAATTATTTACAGCCTACAAAGTTTCAAGTAACTTTCCCTAGAATTTCTACAGTGACTTATTTCTGTCAAGAAGTCGCTATACCAGGAATTTCTTCTTCTCCAGTAAGGCAAAGTAATCCATTCACAGATCTATATAGACCAGGAGATAAATTGCTATATGATACCTTTTCTATGGAATTTATTTTGGATGAAGAGTTATGGGGATGGGAAATGATCCACGATTGGATGAGAGGGTATGCATTCCCATTTAGTTTTGATGAATATAAAAATTTGAAATATCAAACTGATAAAGTTCTGAGCCAAAC